GAGCCTGCTCCAAGGGACGTTGCGGGGGGAGGAGCGGGAGACGGCGGGGCTGGCGGGGAGGGCGGGGTTCGCGGAGCGAAGAACCGTCGCTGGTCGTGCTGCGGAGGGCGGGGGCGTGGAGACTGGGAGACTTGGAGGCGCGCTTTGCCATGACTATGATCAGCTATTGAGGAGTTCGTGGGGCACCGTCGTCTCCTCCAAAGACCTCCTCCACAAAGACTTCCTCCGCGCCCGCTTCATCACCATCGACGGCACCGGTGAAAAAATGTGGGCACAGCACGGCTACCTCGACACCGGCTGGCAGCAGGACGATCAGCTCGATGTCTGCCAGGCCTCCGGCGGCTTCTTCACCCCCGTCAAAGGCAGCGACGCGAAGCACGGTCAACTCCACGAAACCCGTGTTGCTACCCGCCCATCAGTAAAACTCCTCGTCTTCAACGACCGAGAGATCAAAAACGGCCTCTATGCCAATCGCCTCATGAAGTCCACCGACGGCGGCTTCCACCTCCCCATCGACGCCGACCCCGAAGTCAAGCTCGGCCACACCGGCCAGAAACGCGACGCCGACGGCGAATGGCAGCGCGTCCCCCACGACCACTATGGCGACACCTCCAAATACACCGTCATCCACTACCAGCTCCTCCGCGCCGGGGGCGTTCTTTAACACCAAGCCATGCGACTCATGAGCACCCCTGACCAACTTTCTCCACCTGCTCCCGCTGCGAATGAGTTCGTATCGGCGTCTGGTTCCCCGCCGTTGCTCTATACGCTCGACGATTCTGTGAAAGCGAATCGTGAATGGGGGGCATCTTGCGGACCTCACTCCATTGCTGCCGCGTGCGGTCTGACGCTCGACCAAGTGCGTCCGGCACTCGTGAACTACAAAGGATGGATGAGTCCAACGAACATCACGCAATCTCTGCTTCGACTCGGTAAAGTTCACAACCTTCGCCATCATCTCAAGACGCAGGAGCTGTGCAACGGCATCAACCGCATCCAATGGGAAGGAAAGTGGCTCAACCCTGGCATACCTGCCCGCGTCGCATACTTCCATACGCATTGGGTGGCACACTTCAACGGCTGGGTGCTCTGCACGGCCTGCCTGCCTGACGAATGGCTGCCCGTCGAGACGTGGCGTGCTTTTGCGGCTCAGGCGAACAGACCTTTTCACATCACGCATCACTATCAAATCTTATGGAACCAGACCTAAAACCATGCGCCCACTGTGGCCACGAAGCACTCTTCGGAGAAGTCCGAGATGAAGAATCAGAAAGCAACGGTGGCCAGTTCATCGAATGCACAAACCCGCAGTGCGGGATGAGCACGCTGCTGATGTTTCCAACGATGGACGAAGTGAAGACACTTCTCGCGGAACGCTGGAACGCTCGGGCGGGGAACAGTTAATTATACCAACCCCGGTTGTGATAACCCCATCCATCCGGCTCTCCGGTCTCCGTTTCCTCCGTTATCTCCTGTAAAAAAATCTGCCCCATTGACACCTTCCCCCTGACGCATGCCCGGCGTCTCCATCTCCGACCTCACCAGCGACTACCTTTTCGAGGCCCGCATTCTCCACCCTGACGACAACACCGCGCAGAAAACCTGGCTCGTCGGCCTCTATCAGGCCGAAGCAGCCGACCGCACCGGAGCCGAGATCACCGCGCAGAGCTTCAAAGGCAGCTCCCACTCCGCCCAGTTCCGCAGCTCCACCGCCGACGAGCGCCGCAGCGCCCTCCGCTGCGCCATCGAATCCGTCGAATCCGTCATCGCTGGCGACGTCGCCAACAGCCACCGCCGCATGTTCGGCTTCCGCTTCGCCCCCGGCTGCGCCCCCCACGAACTCCTCAATAGCTGATCATAGTCATGGCAAAGCGCGCCTCCAAGTCTCCCAGTCTCCACGCCCCCGCCCTCCGTAGCTGGAACAGCGAAGGATGGGTCCTTCCAGAACGCCGCCCTCCCCGCCAGCACCGGCATCTATCGCTCCTCCCCCCGCAACGTCCCTTGGAGCACGCGCTCACTAGAGCGCATGATGCGCAGCCGCGACCTCGTCCAAATCTCCCGCTACCTCAACAGCGAAGAAGGCATCCCCCAAGTCCGCTACGCCACCCAGCAGCTCCCCTGCGAAGCCGTCGGCAAAGGCATCGGCATGAAGTCCATCAGCGCCAGCGCCGACTTCAAACGCGACGCCACCGCCCTCTTCAATCAGTGGGCCGATTCCCCCGCCGTGGACATCCGCAAAGAGCGCACCTTCTTTGAGCTGCAGTCCCAGTGGCTCGCCACCATGCTCACCGACGGCGAAGCCTTCGTCCTCCCCATCTTCGAGCCCGCTGGCATCACTTGGTCATTGCGCGACAAATCCAAACGCTGCTTCCAGCTCCAGACCGTCTCCCGCGATCAGCTCACCAACGGCACCGTCACCAGCTCCGAAGCCAAGTCCTCCCGCTGGATCGACGGCCTCAAATACAACGGCCTCGACCAGCTCGAACTCATCCGCCTCAACCAGGACGACACCGCCTTCGGTCCCTCCGCCAAATTCACCGACATCCCCGCCATCAACCCCCTGGGCGGTCGCAACGTCTTCCACCTCAAAGACACCAAGCGCCTCAACCAATACCACGGCGACCCCGCCATCTTCGCCAGCGGCAAAGACCTCCTCTCCTACCTCGACCTCAAAGCCCTCCGCACCCACAGCGCCACCGTCCGCTCCGCGCTCCTCGGTGCCAGCACCACCAAAGACGGCAAGGTGCTCAATGCCATGGCGAGCGCGCTCGCCGCCGGTCAGACTGGCAGCCCCGCCGCCGACAGCGGTGCCCGCTTCGTCGAGATCAAAGAAGGAGCCGTCGTCATCCCCCTCGCCACCGACGAAGCCTTCAACTTCTTCAATTCCACCACCGAAGCCGTCCCCTTCAAGCAGATCCTTGAAGACATGCTCAACCCCTTCATCTTCGAGCTGAAATATCCGCCCGAATGGATCTTCATGCGCGGCAAAGTCGGCGGCGTCGAATATCGCGGACTCCTCCAGCAAGTCAGTCGCGCCCACGAAGGCCTCCGCTCCCGCCTCTACGCCCTCCTCCAGTGGATTTGGGAAAAAGTCATCGGCACCGCCATGCTGCCCGGCGGTGCCCTCGCCAAATACGCCGCCGTCGAAGACTGGAACGCCATCGACTTCGTCACCGATCCCGACCCCACCGTCGATGCCGGCCGCAATCACAATGCGGACATGGACCGCTACGGCGAAAACCTCCTCCCCGCCGCCGACTACGTCGAGCGCCTCAACGGCGGCGACGGCGACGCCACCCGCCATCAAGCCATCGACGACCGCATCGACAGCGTCAAATACGCCATCAGCATCGCCACCGGCACCCCCATCGATCAAGTCGTCCTCCCCGCCGCCATCGCCACCATCATCGGCCTCGGCATCAAAACCTGCCAGGCCGCCAGCGGCCTCATCTCCAGCCTCGCCCCCGACTCCCTCGCCCAAGTCTTAACTGCCATGGACGGCAATCCCCCTCCCGCCGCTTCGTGACACAGGCTGCCCCTGCCCGCAGTGCTACGCCCGCCTGCATCGCTGAGCGCAGCACTGCGGGCTGGCACAGCGTTGCAGGCGGGAGCCTGTTCAGTCTCTCCGGTCTCCGTTCCCTCCGTTCTCTCCTGTTAAAAAATCTGCCCCATTGACACGCCCCGCGTGTCATGCCCAAGCCCTGGTTCACCATCCGCAACGCCGCCGCAGGCTCCGCCATCATCGAAATCCTCGACGAGATTGGCATGTGGGGCTTCTCCGCCAAGCAATTCGCCGCCGAACTCAAAGCCCTCGGCCCGCTCCAGTCCCTCACCCTCCGCATCGACAGCCCCGGCGGCGACTGCAATGACGGCTTCACCATCTACGACGCCATCATCGCCACCGGAGCCGAAGTCACCGTCGAGATCACCGGCATCGCCGCCTCCATGGCCAGCGTCATCATGCTCGCCGGAAAAAAAATCCGCATCGCCGAAAACGGCCGCGTCATGATCCACCGCGTCACCGGCGGAGCCCATGGCAACGCCGACGAAATGGACGCCGCCGCCAAAGTCATGAAGCAGTTCGAAGACCGCATCGTCGGTCTCTACGTCGCCCGCAGCGGCAAAGACGAAACCGAGATCCGCGAACTCATGAAAGCCCAGATGGGCACCTGGTTCTTCGGCGAAGAAGCCATCGCCGCCGGCTTCGCCGACGAACTCATGCGCGGCCAAAAAGCCGCCGCCTTCCAGCCGCAATGGGCAGCCAAGTTCACCATGCTCCCCGCCGCCCTCT